AATTCCTTTACGGATTCCTTTTTGAAATACATTTTTTGCTCTTAAAATATCTCGCTCAATAGAACCAACATTAATTAATGGAGTGCCATTTCTCAATTGACGTTGAGTTAACTCATCTGTTACATATCTAACTCCAGATGGGTCCATAGCAAAAGAATTATTTGCTAAGTCATCGTGAAACCCACGAAGGTTGTGCATAGACTCTTCAATAAGCCCAGTGATATCTTGCTTTCTAACTCCATAGGTTCGAGCAACATCATAAATTAATTCTTCATTTAACTTATCTGCAACAAGTCCACGTGCTCCATCATAACTAGCAGAAAGATAGTCACTTATGACTTGAGACCTATATTGAGATACTGGTATAGATTCTACTACACCATTGCGAATAACTTTGATTGTATTTGAACCATTTGAAAATAATTTCAAATCATCAAAATGTGCATTTATTTCTTCAATAGCATCCATTGGTCGTATACCAGAATTGGATATCATTCCGCGTGGCATCTTGGTTGTAGCAATTCTGATTAATGTAGTTGGAGCACCAAACTTACCAACTATCTGTCCTGTCCATCCACCAACTTCTGTATAGTCACGAGTTGCTGTTGCGGAGCGTAATTCAGATGCACGACCTCTAATTTTTGCATACGTTCCACTACCAAGAATAGGCTCAGGTGGTTGATAAAGTTTGCCCAAATAACGAGGAACTGAATCAATATCTCCAACTTTGATACCACGAGCAGCAAGTTCTGGAGTTACTTTTAGTACTGTTCTATCTTGCCGAAAAGCATCATATATTTCTTGATGTTTAGGGTTCTTTGCAACTGCGTCATCAAATGCTGCAGCAATGCGTTGACGTTGCTCAAAGGTATGTGTACGCAATCTGCCAGTATTTACAAAATCTGCTGCCATTTCCGCTTGTGCGTCACTCATAATCCATAAGTCATCAGACATCTTAGCATTTGTAAGACGCACTAATGCTGGAGCATAACCTTTATCAGCAAGTATTAAGTCACGTACAATTTCTGGACTTTCAGTGTTTAATATCAATGCTGGAAGACGTGGATTATTTGAATGTGGCTCTAATATATCTATAATTTCATTTATGTTTTTAGATGCAGCAGCGCGGCGCACATCACTTCCAGCAACGGTTGGTTGCCCATCAATTAAGTCTTGATTTATTTTTGTTTCAAAATCTGTAATAGTCTTTAATGTTGTAGAAAGTCCTGCTTTGCCAGCAACTGCAGTAATTCCTTTTACTGCTCCACCTGTTGCTGCAATAACTGCAACATTGCCAATAAGTGCATCGCTAATACCAGACATATATCTGCCAGTTGTATTTTCAACAAAGTTTTTTTGTACATCTTTGTCATCCCAAAGGTTGACTTTGTCAATATTTATTCCACCATCTTTTAAGATAGCGTCAGATATACCAGTTACGTGCCAAGGATTTAAATAAGATTTTGTAAGTGCAACTCCAAGAGATACATCTTTTGAACGATTGTAAGCATTTTGTAAATCTGAGAATTGAAAACCTTTGCCATAAATGCCAGAGACATAAAGTGGACTACTAGGGTCGGTTGCCAATGCTGCTGCTGAAATTGGACGTTTTATAAGTGGACTAAATACTTTTTCTTCTGCCTGTTGACCTAGGACAAGAAGTGGGTCATACTGTTGTATTTTTTTATTTGTCTGACTTGTTATAATATCAGTCATTGCTTGTTGCGTTTGAGAAGACATACCACTTGCAGTAATTGCAGGTTGTAATCCTTTTTGAATGCCAAATTCAACTAAAGGTTTAATTCTTGTTTCGGCAGGGTTTGTAAGATTCATACCACTTGCGGAGAATCCTTCTCCTATGCCAGATAAAGTCTTTCCAGCAAACTTCCCAACTGGACTTTGAGCAACAGTTTTGGCAACTTCAACAGCATTATATCCTGGTATAAAAAGATTTTTTGCTATACCGCCAAGTTCATCAGTGAAGTCACTCCAAAATGACATTACTTCACCACGCTTCCTGGGTTAAAATTAGATTCAGAACTATCTTGTGGGTCAATTCCAGTCAAAGATTTTATGAATGTATCTCTGTCTTGAGTTGATTCCCAATCTATTGTTGAAAGACAAAAGGCAATGCCAAAGTTTTCTGCGCCTAGTGCATTTCCAAATTTATCTAAATGGTCAAAGAATGTATTCTTTTGCCATTGCATCAAATCATACCTTTTAGTTTATTAACAAACCTCTTGTACGAATCTGGAGCACCTTCGATGCGTGCAGCATTAATCAAATCTGGTAAGTACTTTGCAATTAAAGCAGAATTTTCAATTGGTCGTCTATCTGGATTTACGCTATTAGGCAATGCGCTTGAACCTTCGCCTCTGCCAAAATCTGTTCCATCGGAAGCGTGCTTACCAGTAGGTTGCATCTCGTGCAATGCACCAAGACCTAACAATGACGATGGTTGTCCCTGTGGTGCACGACTAGCGCCTTGGTCTCCACCAGCGCCAAGTGAGATTGCTGGGCTGGATGGTGCTGAAGGAGTTCCTAACATTGCTGCGCCACCTGACTGCATTGATAAATCTTTGTTTTTTCCATATCCAAAACCACTATAAGGAGGTTTAGGTTGACCAGATTGACCATTGCCGCCATTAGGAGATATGTTTGCTGGGTTATTCTGAGGAGCAGTTGGTCGGTAACCACCTCTTTTTTCAGCCATTAGTCATTCTCCTCATCGTCATAAGCATTAAATAATTCATTATTATATTCTTCTGCAAGTTGCATCATTCCTGCTGCATTCCAGGGAGTCATAGACTCACTCACTTCAGTATGCAAATATCTTGTACCGTTATAATCAGCCCACTCAGATATTAAAATCCAATTCGCGGCAATAAAATTTTTGCCATTAGAATCTGTATCAACGAGCACTCTTAGTGCTTCGTCTACTTTAGAGTGAAATTCTTTATTCATATTTTTGTTTTAGCAAATTGAATTTTTGTTATGATTGGTCCATTTGTAAATATGTCCCACTCAGAAGCAATCTCTATCGCCTTGCGTACTATTCTTTCTGCATCTTCTGGACCCTTTGCATCTTCAATGCCAAGTGCCTGCATAGCACCAAGTGCCACATCTCCACCAGAACCAGAATAATAAACATTACTAGAATCTCTGTCCCAAGAATAGTCTTCAAAGATTGGGTATATTATGCCTTTGACTGATATGATAAATGCAGAATCGTGTTCTGCTGCATCGCCATCTTCTTTCATATCATACCCAGCATCTATAAATGCTTTTCTCATTTGTGGTATAAATGATTGTGTAACAAATATATCTAAGTCTTGATTTGTTGATGGTTTAGGTGCTTTCCAACCAAACTGTAATATGTTAGAACCACGACCCGAACCAGAACCAGCAATCAATATTCCGTTGTTATCTATAATCTTATTGGTAACCATATTAACTGGACGTCCATTATCGTCACTTGAACGAGAATCACATCCAATTACAGACCAACCATCGCCCTGAATAGCAGCAAGTGTAGTCATAAGTCCCCCAAACTAATTTTATCTATGTGCGACTGTTCTTACACTCCCACTAGCGTGACCACTTGCTGTTAAATTTGAAAGAATGCTCATAATGTCTGGTCGTTGTGGAGCCTGTTCTGGCAATACTGGCGCTCCTTGAGGTGCTTGTGCTCCTTGTTCTGGAGCAAGAGCGCCTCCTGCTGGAGAAGCGGTGGGAGCAGGGGACGTTTGCTCAACCATTTGTGCCTCACCAGCAGGAGGAACTTGTTGCTGCGGAGCGAATGTGGCTTCAATAGCGTCTTCTAGTGCTTGACCTTTTTGACGAGCCTTGATAACCGCAGCAATTTTACGTACTACCTCTGAAGCATCCTGACCCTGTGTAGCCATTTGTGGGATTGCTTGCGTGTAGGCTGTAAGCGAACCTAGTAATGCTGCTCGCATATCTTCAATTTCAATTTTTTCAAGTTCTTGACTTACGTTAACTGTAAATGGAAGTTCTCTCATAGCCATATCTCTAGAAATTAACTTGCCACCCAATGCTTGTAGCATAAAAATAAGACCTTGTGCTGGGTTAAGACCAGCAAGCATACCGTAACGTACATCTGCTGAGTAGTCACCCTTGATATCTTTGCTTGGCTTGTATACAACTTCGTATGGAGAACCAGAATCTACGCCACGAATTGTTTTTTCTTCTGGGTAAATCATTTCATCTATACAGAAACAAACAGTAATTACATCACGAAGTGTTGCAGCAAAGATAGCCTGTGCTGATTTTACTTGTGTATCGAATGCTCCCATAAGAGCCTGTACACCTTGACCAGTAACAACTGAGGCGCTAACATTTCCAGTACGTCCTTCTGGATAGCGAGCACCAACACGCATTTCTGCGTTAAGCAAATTCTGTTCTGTAAATGCGCCTTGAGGTAAAGTAAGTTCTACGCGGCGAACTCCTGCAGGGTTGGATGTACGGATAACAGCATCGCCACCGAGTTGAAGTTCCTGCACATCTTGTGGAAGAACAATAGGAGCCTGTACGGATTTCTCTGCAGCCTCCATAGCAAGTAACGCAAAGCGGTTACGAAGTAACTGAATTCCAAGGATGTCATCAAACTGTCCACGAAGGTCGCCATCAACAGATGGTTTGCGTGCAACAATGACCATCATTTTCCCAAGAGGATTCTTTGCTTGTGAAAGAATCAAATTATCTTTTTGTGGGATATAGATGAGTGACTGTTCTTTATCGTAATAACGTATCATCTCAACTTGATGGTTGAGGTCTTGCTTATATCCTTCTTGCCCTAATAACTGACCAGAATATTCTGGAAATTGAGTTACAAGTTCTCCAAGAGTAAGCATATATCTTTTAGCAAATGCAACACATCGTCCATAGCGGTCAAATTCTGGGTAAGCCCCAATAGGATTTTCTAGGCGAATACGTGGCAGTTTTGCTTCTTCATCCAATTCAATAATGAATGGGAGGAAACCATAGGTGATATACCAATCTGCACCTGAGTACATCTGTACTGACAGGTCAGAATGTTGAAAGTAGTTAGAAGCAATGCGAGTACGCTTATCAGCAAAGGCGCGAGCCTTATCAGAAACCTGATTGGCGGCAGAACAGTTAACCGCTGGAAGCGGAGCCATTACCTCAGATAAGTCACGAGCAACAACGTCAATAAAGTTGGCTACTACGTTTGTATCTACGCCGTCTGGGAAGAAGTCAGGATAGACTTCAGCAATCTTTCCCTTACGAACAGCAAGAACGTCAAGGTTGCGTGCATCTCTATCGTGGTTACGGAAGCGTAGAGATTGAACTCTAGCCGCTACCTGCTCAATACTTAATGCCATTGTTATCCTTATCCGTAGTGTTCTGCCCATTGCTCAGCAAAGGCTTCGTCTAAATTAAGTGAACCTCTATGAGATTTTTGTGCTCTAGTTGCCCATCTGTTCTGCATCCATTTACTTGAGTTGCTATTCTTTTGCATTAATTCCCTTACACGTATGATGGCAAACCATAAAGCCATTACGCAGTCTGTTGGATTCTTAGTGTCAGGCTTCCAAGTTATAAGTTGCTGAACAAGGGCTTTAAGACCTTCGGAGCCTTCGTTAGAAGGTAATTCAATGATGTTGTTATCTTGGAATCGTCCATCACGCAATGAACCG